ACTTCTTGTCCTTCAGGTAGGAGTCGAGCTTGTCGATCACTGCAAGCTTCTTGTCGTCAGTGGTGCGCCTCTTCATCAGCGCCCTGTTCTCCTTGTTGGTGCTGTAGCCCTTACCAACAAGCTCTAGTCTCTTGAAGAACAACTCCTGCTTTTGTTTTGTTGAGTTTGGATTCGGTCGATATCCAATGTCGCCGGTCGCGTTGACGACGGCCTTGTAGAACTCCTCTTCCTTCTTGAACACATCCTTCTCAAGGTCGTTGGCGATCTGCTCCTTCAACGGCTGGTCAGCCATAACGCCTGAGACTGTCATGCGAACTAGGTGAGGCTGCAATCGCATGACATGGTTGAAGAAGAACTGGTCAAGCTTCTGCTGCTTCAACTCAACGAGCGTTGCTTGATGCACTGCCCACGTAATGCAGCAGTCCTTTACGTTGTACTCCCAGAACTCATCGATGTTGCTGCCTTCTCTCCACTGCTTGCCTTCGTCCTTGTAGTAGGGATGCTCAGTGTACTGTGCTGTGAGAAACCCGAGACTGTGAGGGAGTCGAGGATACAGTGTGTGGTGAGCAAGCATCGTGTCGAACCACACAGGACCGACCTTGATACGATCCTTGTACCACAACCAATACGAGTCAAACGTGGCGTTCTGAGCTATCAGCTTCTTGCCACTCTTGAAAAACGATTGGAACCGCCTGCGTACTAGCCGCTCCTCACGAAGAGTGAACCTGTTGTCGTCGCGCTGCCTGAAGTTGATGCACATGCCGTCGTGTGCGTTGTTAGCTAGCCCGATGCAAGCGGTTTCGCTAGCCATCGTCTCGATATCGAACGCCACTGGCTTGTCTTCATCCTGCATCTTGTTGATGTACTCGACAGCCTCCAGGGGCGATGGGTTGATGATGGGTTTGATGACGTGAGGAACGAACGATCCATTGATCACGCGATGTAGTCTGGCAACGTCGAATCCGAACACGGGCTCCCACTTGCGATCATACAGCACGGCGGCTGGATTGAGCATACAGATCAACTTGACTACACGCCTCATCTTGTTCGGCCCTGACAGGCCGATGGCTGCATCGAACACCGAGCCTCGCCAGTCTGATATCTTGGACTCACCGATCAACGCCTTGATCGCAGTGGAGCCGAGCGCGACGACGTACTTGACGTTCGGTAGCTGATCCAACTCCCACTGAAGAATCTGCTCCCACTGGTACAGTTCTTCTTTCTTCACTGACACCTTCGATCCGTACGCAGCAGCAGGGAGTTGGCGCTTGACGACGTTGGTAACGTAACAGTCAGTGCGGTTGATCTTGATCTTGGCGAGGTACTGCCACAGAAATGCGCCGGAGACGCCGACCATAGGCATCCTCATCTCACACTCTCGCTGGCCGGGACGTTCGCCAATGAGCACGATTGTCGAGTTCAACCTACCAGAGCCGAGACATTCGACCTGCAAGTCTGCTAGGCTGGCTTTGCGAACGATCTCTTGGTGCAGCAGAGCCTCGGGTGTTATGGATGACATAGATCACTCATCGCCTTGTCTAGCTGGAGTTTGAACATTTCCAAGTCGTGACGATTGTTGATTTTTATCACTGGAATCTTGAGCTTCTCACAGTCGATGTACTCTCTGGTATCTTCATCGAATGTGCATCCGGGCCGCTCCAGTTGGATGCAAGCACAATCGTACATATCAGCCACTGGCGCGACTTCGACAGTCTTTCCTGCATCGACGAACACAACGTCGCCAATCATCGTACGTAGCGCCAGACAGGCCACGTTGCCTAATGCTTCTGGACCGAACGTCTGTTGCAGAAAGTTCGACAGCAGGATCAGTATCTCTCTTGGCGACTTGCCCTTGAATATCGGATCGTCCTTGTGATGGTTGTAAATCTTTCTCCACGTATCGCTGTCGATCTGGAACAATTCAGCAGCGGCTGATTCGAGCGGGCGAGACATCTTGTAGACAGCGCTGTTCGGAGTTGTGGAGCGAAGGTAGTCGATAGCGGTTGTCTTGCCGCTGAGCCTTGGTCCGTTGATGAAGATTATCATATGTCTGTCTCTAGTCTGATTGTCTCTAGCCTTCGTCTGTACTCGGATATCGTGCTCTCAAGATCACTGATCTCGTTTTCGTACTCCTCTACCAGTCTATCTTCCCACTCCTTCTCTTCTTGACGAAGGTACTGAATCTCACTCAATATGTCCTCCAGCCAGGGGAGCTCCCTGATGAGTGGCAACAGGTTGACGAGATCGATATCTTCAGGCCACTGCTTGCCACGAAGTAGGTAGTTGCCTTCTATTGCCATGACCTCACCCCTGCTTGTAGAGACTAAGAGACAAGCTCCTTGAGTCAGTGATCAGCTTCACCTGCTTACGTGCACGAGAGATGCCGGTATACAGGTTCTTTCGTGACAGTCCCCACGACCTAGACCTGTTCATGACGTAGATCACTTTCTCGTACTCACTGCCTTGCGCCTTGTGAGTAGTGATCACGTACGCGAGTTCTAGGTCCTTCTGAGGATTGATGATGGCAATACCACGGCGAGTGGTGACTGGCATTGCCTCTGGTACGGTGACGACGCGATCTCCGAAGTCGATAGTCACGCCTCTTGCATCATCGAATCCAGTGACGACACCGGACTCGCCGTTGAACACCTCGATGCCGTAGTTGTTGACTGTGTTGATCACCTTGTCGCCTATGAACAGGCGCAAGTTGTCTTGCTTGGCCCAACGGTGACGCTCCAGTTCGAGGCTTGCTTTGGTCGGGTCCTGTATCAACGTTTGCAGATGCTCGTTGAGTGAGTACGTTCCGATCCAACCTTGCCGAGTTGGTGAGATGATTTGGTTGTCAACGCCACAGAAGCTTGCCAAGTCGTTCATGACGACGTCGGAGACAGCCTCAACAGGTGTCTCGGTGATCGTGATCTCGAACTCGTTGGTGCGCTTTGGCGTCACACCTCTGACAATGCGGTCTCCGTTCTCGATGATGCTACTGCCTTCAGCTTGGCGATGGATCGTGGTCAGACGGATGCCGTCGAACTTCTTCAGCATGGAGACGAATGGAGACTCGGTGATCAGCTTGCTTGCTTCGATGGGTGGTAGCTGATTGGCGTCACCGAACATGCGAATGATGCCTCCAGACGGAAGCGAATCGAGTAGGTTGCGGTGCAACTCGGTGTTGACCATCGCGTACTCGTCGGCCAACACAACATCGAACTCGATTGGGTTGTACGCATCACGCTTCGGGTCAGTGGAGATGTAGTGCTTGCCAGTCTTCGGATTGACTTCGCCGGGATGAGGATATTCGAGCAAGCGGTGAATGGTCATCGCCGGTATGCCCGTTGCCTCTTGAATACGCTTCGCCGCCTTACCAGTCGGAGCGCACAGTACGACCTTCTTCTCCACAGACGATAGACGCTCATGTACGATACGCATGATCGTCGTCTTGCCGGTTCCGGCCTGTCCTGTCACAGCGACAACTCGCTTGTTGACGTCAACACAAGCGTCAACAGCCTTAGACTGCGTGTCATCTAGGTTCATGATCACCCCTTCTCAGCAGTATCGCTTCGTGAATTTGTCTCTCGGTGACGACGAATAGCGATAGCGGTCTCAACGATACACCATCTAGCAAAGTTCGATGGAGTAACGCCGAGACGTATGGCCTCCTCGAATACCAAGTCGTAGTCGCTGTTCGTGCAGCGAATACGCAGGTTGCCACCGTATCCGATTGTGGAGTTCAGTCCTCTGGCTCGTGGGATTTCGCTTGGTACTGGAATTGTTACTTTGATTGGCGTATCGTACCGGGTCGTCTGCGTTGTTGGTATCGTATGTGAGATATCGCTGTCGTTTTTGGATCGCTCTTGCATGAGAGTGCCCTGTCGATGATATCCTTCAGATGCTGTCCACAGTTCTTGCAGAACTCTGATTGGATATCTATGTTATGTTTCTGCGTATAGCACACTTTGTCGTGTGTGTCAACAGGTTTTTTGTTCCTCATCGAGAGCCTTTCAGAAACGGCCTTGACAGTCCTCTCTCGTAATAGTGCCGTCCGCTCTTTTTGTCACAATGAATTTGGTGATCCAACTCGTCTTGTCGCTGTCTTGAATGTACATAGTCACTTCGCCTTCGTGACTATCCTTGATTGCTTCGTCCAGGTACGCTTCGGCTTCTTGTTGGTTGTTGAAGATGATGCTGCGATCATACCTAGCGTCTTTCGGTAGGTAAGATATGACGAACCGCTGTCTCATCGTAAGGCTCCATTGGGTTATCCAGAACACGGGAACGCCCGCCGGGAATTAACCCAGGCGGGCGCCGGTTACCCGGTCGGGGTGTCGTGGTTAAGCAACTCGTCGCGCGTTCAGTTCTGCAACGTGGGCCTCGGGGTTGCTCTGCCCCCGGGGGTCAACAAATCGAATGACGGTGTTGTCATCGCCATCGAACCGGACATGATACTGCTCGTCCATGTCCTTAACGCGCTTCACAATTTGTCCGTGTCCCTCGATGATAGTTTTCCCGTCAAACAGACAGTTGAACACGGTCACATAGTCGCCTCGCTTGAAGCTGTGCATTTTTGTTTCTCCACAATTTCCAAGAACACTCGAACGCACTTCGCGCTCGATGAGAGATTTTACCATGCGCGTTTTCTGGAAATTGTTCCCAAGCCCGGAGTTCTGCGAAAATTTCGGAGTCGCGGTTATGAAAGTCCGCTAAACGCGCGGCAAGATTTTTCTTTTTTCCATTTTTCTTACTGCAATAATTTTTAGGAGCCAATTCCAAAACGGATGACGAAATGGGTTATATCCCAAACCGCCGCGAAGGAACCATAGTCATCTTTCCGTGGCCCTACGATTGCCCGGTTTACGACGTTCATGTGCATTACTCGCGCCATGAAGGGGAGATCGCGGAGGCTTTCGTTGACCTGTTCAAGCACGGTTCAGTCAAGGCGTTGAAAGTAAGTGGCCCGGTAAGCCGTCGCCTACCGGGCCTAAACGCAAGCTAGTCACTGCGTACCGTCTTACGTGCTAGCTCAGACCTTACAACCCCGATGGGGTTACTTGCCGACCATGACTTTCTTGTAGGTGGCATGGACGAACTTGCCGCCGTCCATGACCTCAAGGGCCTCAGCCGCGTTGCGAGTACCGACGATCAGATTGATTCGATCCTTCGGGAACTCAATCGGCTGGCCGGATTCATCAAGGACCTGAAACACGACGAACACGGGTTTCGGGCCAGCAGCACGACGAGTCGCCTTGGCTTTGTTTGGGGTAGCATCAGCCATCTGGTAGTCTCCCTTCTTGGGTTTGATGTTCACTTAACGTAGTCACTATAATAGGAGGGGCGAGAACTGTCAACAAGAAAAGCAGCATGTGGACTGCTTTCTCGCTAGCTGCCCTCGCCCCTACTACCCGTCCTTTTGTGAGGACGGTATGCCGAGGCTTTGGGGGCCTCCCTGGGAGGGGAAGGAGGAACGGCTAGGCCGCCCGCACCCTGGCAATCACGGCACGATTGACGCCTTCGTAGAGTTCATGGGAAACCTCGACCGCTGCCTCTCGGCCTACCCACTCGGCAACGTCGATCTTCTTGCCGAGAGGAGCACCGATGGCTTCGATGAACCGACGAGTGCCGAAGCGAGCGTTCGGTGTATCTTCGAGGCTCACACGACGGTACATGATGGTCGTCCCATCGGGATTGCCATCCTTGTAGTCAGCAGGATACTGATCGCTGCTGACGAAGAACGCAACCTCAGCGTACTTGGTTCCCTTCTGCGACAACTTGACGTTCGCAGAACGGATTGAACCGCGATACTCACGCACGGGAAGCGGTTCGGGAGCTTGCTGGTTGTTCAGGTCGATGGAGAAGTTGATGATGGAAGGCATAGCGCTTTGGTCAGACATTACTCAGTCTCCGTTGGTGTGTTGTTGAGGGGTTGGAGAGTATCATGGTCCTGGCAGATGTCAATCCACTAGGGATTGGTGCTGCTTCTGGTTAGTCCACACTATATATAGTATGGTCTACTCCTGCTTTTGTATCACAGGAATTACTTGTTGGTGTCTTCGACGGATTCGCAGGCGCTACGGAACGCTGCCAATGCGCTCGCATGGGATTCACGAGCAGCGGACAACTCCTGGGCGGCACGCTTGTCGGCACGTTCAGCAGCGACCAACCGCTTCTTAGCATCTGACACGATCTTGTGCATCAGTGCTAGGTCAACGGGAATTTCGTTCTTGGGCATGGTGTTCTCCTTAGTAGGTTACAGTTTTGTAGTGCCAGTTGCATAGAGGCAGTTTGTGCCACTTGTCCTTACCATACATGCCCAGTCGGTCGTGGTGTACGAGTGTGATCCTTACGACCCAGTACTTGAGATCGAATCGGAACGTGTGCGCGTTAGTGGCCTTGTTGTGGATGTGTTCGTAGAACATGATCAGCCTTTCGGTAACTCTATCTTCTTGCCACCATTGGCTAGCCAGCGCTGATGCCACTCAGCGATGCCGTCCCCTTTCCATGTGTGAACGTCGTACTTCCACACGAACTCAGGGTCCTTGTCGGTCCTGAACATTCTCGACTTCATTGGACGGAACAACCGACAGTTCCGTACCTGGATTCGTCTCTCTGTGCCTGTGTCTTCAACGTGCCACACTTCGGATAGGTTGATGGGCACTTGCTCAACGAGACTTGAGCCTAGCAAGATTGAGATGAACAGCGGGTTGCCTTCCTTGTCTCGTTCGAGCCTGTCCTCGTGGCAGATGAAGATGATGTGCTTGTTGGCTCGTCGCGTCTCGTGATTCAGGTTGCGGACCATCAAGCTCATCCACGTGTACTTCATCCCGTAGCCAGCGAATCCAGGGTCTTCGAGCGTAGAGCTACGTCCCTTGGCTGTTCCCTGTGCAACAGTGACACCATGCTTCAGTGCAGTCTCTCCGAATGTGGTGAGGCTGTCAACCACGATGGTATCGTACTGTGCCCACTTGCTTGTGATCTCGGGCGGCACCCTCTCCTTGAACTTGGTGACGATGTTCTCGTGTTCGCCACTTAGATCGAGCACGGTGATATCGTGATGGACTTCGTTCCTGCCGATGAGTGAGTTAGGTCCATCGGGATCGAAGTTGATCCATAGCTTCTTGCCTGGAGCAGTTGAAGCCAGAGTTGTCTTGAAGCTGCCAGCGCGTCCCCACAATATCAAGCTGATGCGCTTCAGTGCATCATCTGGTTGGCCTGACTTGACATTACCCAGAGTGATGGTGGTCTCTTCTTCAGCAGCCATGCTTGCGTTCCTCCACAATGACGAGTGCTGACATTACTTCTTCTGCGTACGCTAAGGTCTTTGTAATACAGACTACCTCGTACGAGTCATGGAACTTCCTAGTGACCATGTACAGGTCATCTCTGAACTTCAGTACAGCGAATATGATTCTCTCAGTCATCGACAGGACTCCACTTGTCGTGTTCCATCTCTTCGATGATACGTGCTCGCTCGTCTATGTCCGAGCCACAGTAGGCGAGCAATGAGCATGGACGGAAGTAGCGGTTGCAACTGTGTGTGAATCGAGGCGCGTGAGTCACATCATTCACATGCTGCTCGAACAGTTCTACGGTGTGGACGAACCACACTGCCCAGTCGATGTACTGGAACTGCGAGCGGTTGACGTCCTCGAAGCGTATCCCCTCGAACAGTGTCTTGCCGATAGGGATACGCATACCGACTACTCTGGCGTCGTCGCACGATAGGTTGGTGAACGTGGCTCCAGCTAGACAGTAGCCTGTAATCTGGTGACTGAGTTGCCACTGGGCGAGCCAAGCGTCATCGAGCCTAGCACCTGTCTTGTTCTCATCGACCATCAAGCGATTGCCATTGAACACGAGGCCATCAAGCTTGCCCTGCAACCTGCGTCGCATGGTGTTGGGCTTGCTGTCTTCTTCGTACTCGATAGTCACCATGATATCGAAGGCGATCTCGATGCCAACATCGGTGTTGACATCGCTCGGATCACGAATCCAGATTGGATACCTGTCTGGTTGGATGCGGTCGATGTACGCGATTAGCGCTTCTGCGACGTTCGTGACTGTTCGCTTCTTGTCGCTGTCGCTGTCGTAGAATCCGCACGAGTACAAGGCGTCCAACGCGAAGTTGATGATGTTCGTTCGCTCCAGTTGGTTCGCGTCGAGCGTCTTCATCATGCTGGCGAACCGTTCCTCACCGAACAGGCGCACACCATGACGCTTCGCTGCCTCGATCATAACGTCGCCGTGCTTCGGTGCGTCGTAGTGGAGCAGTTGGAACAGTCGGATGGCAGCGAATGACTCGTGAGCAGCTTCGCCAGCCTCCAACGCCATAGCCCGACCAGCATCAGGCATGACCTTGTGCTTGCCGTAGCGAATCAGGCCCCACGTTGGGCAGGTGTTGACTGCTGACAATGCTGTGTGGTCGTACGCCGGGACGTCCTTCTCGTCAGCAGCAGTTAGCGAAGTCTTCAGAGAGATGATCTTAATCTGCTTCTTCACTTTTGACTCCTCCCTGCAAGCGTTGGATCGTCTTCTTCATGTTATCTCCTACCTTCATGAAGTTCGACAAGATGTTTGTCATCATGTCGAGCTGCTTCGCCATCTCCACTAGGTCGTGTCTCATCTCGGAGACATCTTCAGCGACAGCAGCGATCACGTACACCAACTCCGGATCGACGTTGCGTGTTTGTAAGCGCTCACGAACCTCACGGCCTCTCATCATGGAGCTATTCCTCTATTGCCAAACGCAGGGCGCGGATTTTGTTGATCTTCTTCTCGATCTTCTCGATCTTCGTGTCCAACGATTTCATGTCGGTGTTGATGGTTTGCAGCATCTTCTCTAGGTCGTCACGCTGATCGTCTTCAAGCTCAGCCTCACGAAGCGTTTCTGCCTCCTCGAAGGCGCGCAGGAGCTTGAGTCTCCTGTCTCGAATGACTTGCAACATCTCATCGAGTTGCTCATCGGTGAGTTGGTCGATGTCAGCACGATCAATCGGGTTGTCAGGAATGTTCGTCTCTGGCATGTTGTTATCCTCACTCAGCGCCGATTGCTTTGTCTCACTTAGAAGTCTTTTCCAATCAACCGTGAGCCGAAGTTCAGGAGCTTGTCGAACAACAGGTTCTGCATCTGTCTTGAGCAGTCGGGCACACTATAGCGAAGGTGGATGAACTCCTCAACTAGCGCATGGACGAGCGTGCGCATACCTCTCTCGAAGCAATCGTAGCCCACATATATCGTCTCTCTGGCTGCCACGCCGAGCACGTCCTTGCCTAGCTTCTTCGCAATGTATATCTCGTAGGATCCAACATCGAATCCCATCTCTTTCGCGTACCCGATGGCGCGCTGAAGCATCTGCCTGTCCGCCTCACTCAACTCTGCTGGCTCAGGACTGATCGTCTTGTTCCTTCTCTTACGATAGACGGTCAACGCTGTCCTGTTCACATCGAAGTGACGAACCTCAGACAGTTCCTCGATGCACTTGAGGAATGTCTCGGAGGCATTGTTGTGAACTGACTGCCAATCGAAGTCCAGCGATCCCTCATGGAACTCAGCAGCGTTCGCGGTGAGTATCTTGCTTATCAGTTCCTTGTCATTGCTGCTGGCGATCAGGCTCGCTAGGTGCAGGCTGTTCAGGTAGACGCTATCGATGGTACGGTCCTCAGTCAGCTCACAGTCGAACTTGATGTTGTACTTGTACAGAGTCTGGCGATCACTCCTACCAGCGCGGATGCCTCTGTAGTAGAAATGGCCTCGATCAGAGCCCTCGTGAATCTCGACCTCACTCGATGCGAGAATCGGCTTCGTCTCCAGAAAGATTTGGTTGGCTGTGCGATGAGTGCCGTCGATCTCTGGGCCGGAGACAACGATCAATGTCGTATCGCCATTGAACGGCACGAAGTCTTGATTCGCTTCGTACACCTTGCCGCCTTCGTCTATTACGTTGCAGCGTAGCTCTCTGTAGGCTTGCCACACTTCCCAATTCTTGCCTAGGTCGAGAGTGTAGCTCAGTCGCTCCTCATTGACGTAGACGAACTCGAACTGCTGACCACGGAACATGGTCGATTCCTCTCTGAACTTGTACGTCATGCCACCTGAGTAGATCGTTATCGAGTGGCCTGTCCTCAGCAACACAGCGATTGCGTACTTCAATCCCGTTCCGAAGTAGCCGATGGGATTGTTATTCTCCTTGGCGTTGACTCCGAAGGCTTTGAAGGCGATTGGATCGATCACGCCATCGTTCTGGAATACGATCATGTTCTATCGCTCCACATGCTTTTCAGATTTGACACATTGGTAGAG